CATGGTGGCGCTAGTCGCACGGAACTTGAGCGACGCCTCTGGGTCAACTTGAGCCAGGCTTCGGCTAAAGCCATCCATCATTGACGTCAGTTTGGTCTGCACTTGCTCAGTCGTGGCCTTGCCCATTTCAACGGCCGTCAGCATGCCAGTCATTTGGCTGCGTGCTTCCATTTCAAATGTGCTGGACAGCTCAAATGATCTGGCTTTGCGCACTGCCTGGTCAAACACGTTCAATGAGCCGCCCATTTTGAGCGACTCCATGTTGCCGGTCTTGGCCGCCTGCAGCTGCTCGTCGGTCAATGGGTTGTTTGCAGCGTACTGCAAACCAGCCTCTGTGGCCGCCGTCTTGGCAATGCCAAACAGTTGGTTGCTCAAACGGTCAAGGGTTTGCGACACAGTGTTTTGATACTGAGCGCCAGCCTTCAAGCCGACATAGTCAACTTGCGGTGCATTTACGGTCGGCAGCACAGCACCAGGAATGCCAGCTGCCTCAACTCGGCCTGATTGGAGAAGTGGTAGATCTGCCATGGTTTAAGGTGTAAATGGGTTGCGAACAGTCTGAGCGAAATTCAGACCACCTTGCAGCAATGACGCGCCAGACAGCAAGCCACCACTGTCCACAGCAAATTGGCCAGCCAGGCGCAACTGATTTGCCTGAGCCTCGGCTGCGCCCATGGTCAGATCAGCTTGTTCTTTGGCGGCCAAGATCATTGCGCCAGCGTCCTCGAAGCCCATGATCCTTGCGGTCAAAGCATTCAAGTCTGACATGCCGACGTCGCGGTAAACAGCGCCAACGTTTGCCGCCTGGATAGATGCAGCAGATCCTTCGTTGTACACAATGCCATTGGCCGCAGCACGCGCACGCACAGCAGCGTTGGTGCGCTCCATGCCTCGCAGCAGTGAGTTGCCTTGGATCGTGTAGTTCAGTGCCTGGCGCTCGGCTGACAACAGCTTGCGGCCAGCCTGGATCGCTGCATACTTCTGATCTTGGTCGGTGCGAATCTGTGCCAGGCGCAAAGTATCCGCAGCCTGTACTTCGTATAAGCCTTGCTGGTAGATGGCCGCAGTCTTTTGAGCGCCTGCTTGTGTGATGGCTGTGGCCAAGCCCAAGTAAGGGGCTGCAGCATTGATGCCGGTTTGTAAGCCAGTAAAAGCTGCGCCAGCAGCGCCAGCAACAGTTTTTGCAATACCACTACCCGCGTTAATAATGCTGGCCCAGTCGAAACCGCTCGATGTGTCCAGACCAGAGAATACGCTGTAGTCAAAGCTGCCAACCTTATAGTCATATGGGTTGGTAAATGCGTATGCAGAAGCATCGATGCCGGACAGCGAGGCCGTAGAGCCAAAGCCGCTGGCCAGGTCATAAGTCACGTTGGATGTGCCAATGGTATTGAACCCAGACCCGGTGCTGCCAGAAAAATCAAAACTGTAATCTAAGATGCTCATCATGTACCTCCAGTCACCGCGATCTTGTATTCAATGCCCAGCAGGGTCATCTTCAGCGGCAAGCTCTGTGAAATCTCTACGCTTGCGTCGCGGCTATATCCAAGCACACCATTGACTCGCTTGCTTCCGGTGTATGTTGGCTCTGGGTCATCAAGCAGCGGATTGTCAAACGTGCGGAATGGCACAGGGTTCTCATTGATCTCAAGATGCTGCGTATTGTCTACCAATGCGGTGATCTCGACAATGCGCTTTTTGAAGCCAATGCGTGTGCCAGTCTGCAGCTTAATCTCGACCGGCATTGTCTTGGCATACACAGTGAACGGCAGACCCACCTCGTAGCTGGTTGTTGACTCGCGGTCAAACGTCACAGCGCCAGCCCCGCTAACAGTCTCGTTGCCCTGCGGCACGCCATCGCAAATGACGTTCAGTGACTTGCCAATGTGAGGCAGACTTGTCGCACCACTTGCAGATCCACCAACAAACGCGCAGTCAGTGAAGTTGTCAAAGTTAAAGAGCTCGACAAAGTATTTGTCAACGCTGTTGAATGTCCGCTTCACAACCGCATAGATGTCGGTCACATCGATGCTGACATCCTTGAACAAACCGTCAGTGACAAACTCAGACGGCGCTGTGATCTGCTGTGATCGCATGATGCTGAATGCAGCGATTGTGCCGTCAGTGTCGTTGACCATCAAAAGCAGATCACCCTCATCCGTACTGTTGGCACGACGCAAAGCCATCCTGGTCGGAGCTTTGAGCAAGTGGCCAGACAGCAATGAAATGCGCTGAGTCACATACGTCAGCTGCGTGTCAGAGAATAAGAACTCATTGATTGACTTGCCCTGGCGCTGAATGTACACAGTGCCAGACTCAAGCGATTGCACGCGAGTGCCAGGCTTTGTGCCGTTGCGGCTCACGCCCTTAAATGTAAACGTCAGCGGTGTAATCGGATCAGTGCCAGACTGAGGCACATAGAACTCAGAGCCGGTCGTGAACACTTGCAAGTCACGGCCAGAGATCATGTCAACGATCACGTTCAATGAGCTGGTGTCCAGCGTCGCTTCTACTGCGTCGTCGTCAAATGACTCGGTTGGCATGAACTCATCGAAGATGCCGATCTTGGAGCCCCAGATTGTGGATGGTCGAGACTTAGAGCCACCGAAGTACAGCCGGCCTTCATGGAATGTCACCGTGCGTGGCCAGCCCTTACCGCTGTTCCAAACGTCCTCGTATCCAGATTCGATCTCCCAGCTGCCTTGGGCAATGTTGCTGGTGTCAAAGAATGGGTACTCTGTGACAGCGTTAACAGTAGTCGCAGTCAAATACTGAATAATCCTGGCACGGCCTTGTGGATATGCATTGACATACTGACCAACGCTGGCAGCACTAAATGCAGAATTTTGTGAAGTCAAAGTCACATTGCCAGACACTGCGCTTGGCGTTAAATGCCCAGACGTCGGCGTCGTCACTGTGATTGTGAACGCATGCTTTGGAATGCTTGAGAAACTGTATGTGCTGATTGTCCAGTCTGCATTTGTTGCACCACGCACCAGCTTCACAGGGGCCAGGTCTGGGTGAACAATAAACATTGTGTCAGCAGACTGAGTCCAATTAAGCTGAGCGAGCATTGCGCTTGTAATGCTTGTCGTTAGGTATGCGTCAGATCCGCCATTGATTGCCGTGATCTGCACGCCGTCCTTGAAGACATACATGCGATTATTTGTGAAGCACAGCATGTAGCTGTCGTCGACATTGAATTCAAATGGAACCAAGCGAACGCCATTGGCTGCAGCGCTTGGCAGCTCAGCAATGTGCTTTAGACCAGGACGACGACGAAGTCCGCCCTGTGGCTGGATCAAGACGTTTGTCGCTTTGGCCAGCGCATTATTGTACTGAGCCAGGTCAATACGCGCACGCAGCAGTGGGTCAAGCTCACCAGTGCTGAAGTTTGATTGGATGTCGACAAAGCGTGGCATTAGCCCCTCACTGCGATAAGGCTGAAGTCTTCAATCACACGGGTTGGTGTGCCCTGGCCATCGATGTTCATGGCTGTGCGCATGTAGCCACCACGGCCATTCTCTGATGGGCCACCAACGGCAACACTTTGCCAGTATCCAGCGCGGTCGCTTTGCTCTGTGATCGGCATGGCCAAGTGCCAGGCCATCATGTACTTGAGCAGCTGCACAAAGTATTGAGGCATCGCAAACTCGCCAAGGCTGTACTGGTAGTCAAGGTAAACAGCTGGCAAGTTTGTCAACAGCTTGTCGCCCTGGATCTCCCAGTCTTTGGTTGGATATGCGTTTTGTGCTGCGCTTGGATAAGCTGCACGCACAGTGCCGAGTCGGTCGCCTGGCAGCTGGTATTCGTAGCGCCAGACAGAATTAGGGGTTGTGATCAGCCGCGAAAGCTGAACCTTTTTTGTGTTGAATGTCCATGGGTATGTGGTCAACACTGAGTCACGAATGTCAGGGTATAGGCGGTCACAAACACTGGCCGCATCAGTACCGTCATTAAATGACGTGATGGATTTTGCACCCAGCATCAGCAGGGCATCGGAACAAATTGAAACGCCAGTATCGCCAGCAGCCATGATCACCTCTCAATGTGAGAAGGGCCAACCTCCGAGAATCCCCAGAAGTTGGCCCACTTTGCTCAAACCGCGATGTTTAATCGCTGTCTGTGTTGGCCAAAGTTGTACCGTCGTTCACGTCAACAACGCCAGAAGCGTTAGACAGAACGTAGACCAAAGTTGCCACAGCTGTGGTGCCAGTGCTGGTCACACAGTAAATCAAGTCGCCGACTTCCAACATGGAAGACAGTGAATTGAAATAACCACTTGTATTGACGTCAGCAATTGCGTCAGTCGTTTTGTATGCGTAGATGCCAGGGGCATTGCCACGTTTAGAGGCTGCAATAACAGCCAAGCCAGTTGCGGAATAAGCCATGATTCAAGCTCCTTTTAAGATCAAGATTCGCGGCAAGTGAGTTGAACGATGCCTTCAGCGTCGATGGCGATGGCGCCAGCGCTGAACACTTCGTTAACCAACCAGCTGGTCTTCTCGGGGATGTAGTTGATCTCAGTGCGCATGCCGATGCCTTCACCGTAGCCGATGGCTGAGGAGTGGAAAGCGTAGCAAGTACGATCTGAAGAGCCGTCGATGGGCAAGCCACCTTCAGTGCGATCACCCAATGTGTGGAATGTGAAGCCCAAGAAGGTGTTGATCTCGCCTTGAACCAAAGCCTTGACTGTGTTGAAGTCAGAGCTGGTCACGGCTGTCTCGCCCAAGAGGCTGTCCAAACCATTTGCGTGGATGATGATGTGACGGCCGTCTGCAGGAACGTTGTTCTTGTCGAGCAACTTCTTTGCATTGCGCAGCTTGGCCACGTTCAAGTTGGTGTCAGAACCACCGATGTCGTTGCCGACAGTCAATGATGTGCCAGAGGCTGCGAGTGCATCCAAGATCAACTGATCTTGACGGCGGCCCATAGCGGCGGCAACTACTTGAACCAACTCTTGGCGCTCGTCAAAGTTGACTTTGGCCTGGCTGAAGATGTCGCTGTATTCAGCGGCGTTCCAGTCAGACAATGTCAAAGTGACAGAGCTGAAGCCCACGTTCAATGGGGTTACATCGGTTTGACCAATGCGGGGGGTTGCGACGCCCTTACCGACTTTTGGGAACTTGACGGTTGAGCCTTCGACTCCACGGCGCTGACGTACGGCAGGAACCAGCATTGCCTTACCTTGGTAGGCTTGCTTGACCTCAGCGTCGAAGAGAGTCACAAAGGCATTGCTTAATGAAATGCTCATGATATTTTCCTCGGTTGTTGAAAAAACGGTTTGGTTCTCGCGCCGGTTATCCAGTTACCTGGGCCGAATGCTTGCTGTTTACGTCAGCCAATCGTCAGCATCCGCTGCGGTAAGGGCCAGTTGCCTGGTATGCCTTGGGCGCGATTGTATGAGTATTTGTACAAAATGCAAATGGTGCTTGACAAATAAAAAAAACCCAGCCGAAGCTGGGTCAAGGACTACCTCAATGGCAAAGTAGTCAGGAGACAATCAGGAAATGTGCTGCTGGAACATGCGTTCCACCTTTTGACGGTAGGCAGCATCGGTTTTGTACTTTGGATCATTGACCATTTGGTACAGCTCTTCCTTGCTTGGCGCGCCTTCCATTGGGGCAACGTCAACAGGAACACGGCCCTCATAGGCTGAGCGGACTTTCATCAAAGCGCTCAAACCGCGAGCTGTGCCGCCCATGATCTTGAACTCTTCAAAGTCGTCCTTGCTCCACACTCCCTTGTTGACCAGGCCGCGTGCCCAGTCCACCATGCCGTTGACCACGGCGTTGG